AAACTCGGTATCTTTTGAATTGAAAAGAAAGGAGAGCTTTTATGGCTCTCCTTTCTCCTTAAAAACTATATCTATTACAGGTAAGAAGCAGTCTTTGCAGCCTTTGCAATACCGCGAGGATTTACAAAGCCTACACCTATAATCTCGTTGACGACCCAACCAAGTTTAAGAAGTTTTGGCTCATCAGCAGGAAGTACTTCTATGTCCTGTCTAATAGGCATGACGCCCACGAATTCTGCATCAGCGCAACCATAGAGAGTTCCGGCAGGAACAATCTTGGAAACGATTATATCAGAACCCCAGATGTGGCCATAAAGACCAGTCTGTAGAACTTCTCTGATTGTAACAGGATCAAAGTCTGAAGAAGTCCATCCAAGGATGTCTGTGAATTCATTGATGTTTAGGAAGAACTTAGAAGTTACTAAGTCCCAACGATCTATCTGTTTCTTAACAGCAAGAAGATCTGCTTTGGCTATTGCTGTAGCATTAATAGCCTGAGCAGTATTCTCTAAAGCTGCTGCAACGTCAGCGGCTGCAAATATGTTAGCATCTTCTTGAGCCTGTATTTCCTGACGAGCTTTCTGCTGTGCTCTGTCGATAACGTTGAATCTACGTCTTTTTACTTCGGCGATTCTAACGGTAGGGTTGGATACGATTTCGAGTTCAGGTACGGTAACTCTGTCACCGAATACTCTGCTCTCTGGAGCTGCACCGTTTGAAGAGATAACGACTGCGGAAACGTCGATATCTTTATCGTAGACGGGTAATGCACCTTGAGGCAAAGGATCTACCACAAGCATTTTTCTACCGACACCCTGGTAGTCCAAGTTCCTACGAATAGGATTTGCCATGGCTTGTCCAAGGGCTACTTTCCCTTCTGAAGTCTGAAGAGCTTTCTTTAGAAGCTGCTCTTTCTGTTCTTCGCTATAAGATGGGCTGCCTGCTAAACCAGAATTTGCTGGCTGGTTGTTTGCAAGTATGCTTGCATACTTTGCTAACTGTGCAAGTGCGTCAGCTCTGTCCCAAGCGTTGATCTGACCGTTGCTGTTAAATGTGTTTGACATATTGATATTCCTCCTTATGGAATTTTTATTTGAATTTTAGAACAATAAATGTATCAGAATTAGTTCCGAAAGTTGAACCCATAACATCTGGGGAAACTTTGTAAAGATCTCTCATTCTTACAACTTCAACAAAGTTACCAATCTGTGCTGCAGATCCACCTGAAGTAGGTGAAACTAAAGCAGATGTAACAAGTGAATACAAAGCTGTTCCTGGAGCAACAACTGCAAGAGCTGCAGCGTTTGTCCAAGTAGCTATATCAAAAGTGTTAGTCATGTATAATCCTGGAAGCACATGAAGAGTTGCTCTCTTTGAAGCTACTGTGGTACCTGGACCATAAGAACCAAAATATGTTCCATATCCAGTTCCTGTAGTAGAGTCATCAATGAGACCTGTAGTAGGCAACATTGCTGTACTTGCTTCAGGAGCAAGTCCAATAACTGCTCTACGAGCCTTAACACCAGATACGAAATCTGGTTCGCCAGCTATAGATGTTTCTGTCCAAATGCGGCCGACTTCTCCGCCTTTGAAGCTTTCTGTTGTAGCAGGTGAAGTGTAAAGGCCTTTTACTTTATACTGGCCAAGTCCTGCTGCGTTTGGTATTGAATACATTAATTTTAACATATTTTACTCCTCCTTATAGAGTTTTTATTTGAATTTTAGAACTACAAAAGTATCACCAGTTGAACCATATGTTCCATTGATTTGATCAGCTGATACTCTGTAAAGATCTCTTAGTCTTACTACTTCAACAAAATTACCAATTGTAACACCTGTTGCTGTGTTGGTGGTAACTAATGCTGTGGTAGCAAGTGAATATAATGCTGTTCCAGGATTTACTGTTGCAAGAGCTGCAGCTGCACCAAAGCCTGCGGTATCGAATAAATTGGTCATATATAAACCAGGGAGAACATGAAGAGTTGCTTTACCAGAAGCAACTGTAGTTCCTGGACCATATGAACCATACAAAGTGCCATAACCTGCTCCTGATTCTGAATCATCTAAAAGACCTACTACAGACATATTTGCTGCTGTGCAAGAAGCGCCAGGGCAAATATCAACTACTGCTCTTCTTTCTTTAACATCTGCAATGAAATCTTTATCAGCTGAAGTGAGAGTTTGTGTAGTGATGAACCCGACTTTACCACCCTCTATATCTCCTGCTGTTGCAGCAGAGGCAATTTTGTATTCGCCAAGTCCTGCCGCATTGCCTATTGGATATAATAATTTTAACATTTTTATTCCTCCTTATTTAGAATACTTCATA